ATGTAACCCCTGATTTAATTTAACGGTCAATGTTATTTCTCTTTTCGTCCGTGGAGGACTTATGACCTATAACCAAAAAATCTGGTTGGGGGTTTTGCTGCTATGCACCCTGTTTTGGGTGGCGGTGATCGGCGGCGCCTGTTCGCTGTATCAACGCGTGGATCGCTTCCAGGCACATCACGCAGAGAGCGAGTTCGCCGCCCGCCACGGCCAGGCGCCTTGCGCGCAACCCGGCGCTCAGGCGTCGACTGCCCCCCGGAATGGGTAGGGACAATATCCGCTAACGATCCTATTATGCCCTAAGGTTAACAGGGAGATAACGATGGCTCGAAAGCTGGATAGCTTACCGCAGGCGCAACGCGAGAAAATAGAAACCGATTTGCTGGCCATCAGCGTGATCTACAACGAGCGCTACGGCATCGCCTCGACCCAGGCGGAAACAGAACGCCAGATCCCCGACCACCTGCTCCCCTACTTTCACCAGCGGCTGGATTTCTATCGCCGTGCGTAATTGCGCGCATTTTGCTAACCGCCGCTTGGCATCGCTCCCTACGCCGTTACAATAGGAGCATATTGTATCCGCCACTGAAGAGACGCGATTTTGAGCAGCAAGGCAACGGCCACATTTTATATTCACGATTACAAAACAATTAATTTAATATACTGATATTATTGGCTTTTTATTTTAAAAAAATTCATGTGGTACGCAATTTTGTACACATCATTTTCTTCAATTCACCTCACGAAACCGGTTATTGCTTGACGTACACGAGTTCATCGAACAACATTACTGTATATAAATACAGTTATTCGAGGGGGGGGTGCGAATGTTCGTAGAGCTGATTTTTGACCAACGTAATGTTAAAGGTTTGCCTGACGCGGCAGAGATAATCAAAGTAGAACTGACAAGGCGGGTACATCGGGTGTTCCCTGATGCAGAGGTGAAAGTAAAGCCGATGCAAACGAACGGACTCATTAGCGACGCTAACAAAAGCGACAGAGAAAAGTTAAATCGGCTTCTTGAAGATATGTTTGAAGAGTCAGAACAATGGCTGATAAGTGACATCTATGGGTAGCATTACCCTCGCCGGGCGGCAGATTTTCGTTCTCAATGAGAATGACAGATACCCTGAACCAACTGTAAATAGCCCTCCATTTTTCGCAATCCGTGAAGATGAAGAGGGCCAGCACTGGCTTTATGTTTTACATAAGGGAGGCTGGCCACTCGTATCAAATGTGCCGTTTCAGACTCAAGGTAAAGCCGTTGATGCAGCCATAGCGTTTAATTTTGATGTGCTTTACAAGTGATAGGTGCTGCCCCTGCCGATGTTCAACCGTCCGAACAATACGAGGCCAGCAACGGGGCAGCAGATTTTAGATAGGGTCAACTTTCACATTTTCAAGAGCGGCAGTTTCCTCGACTGTTTCCGGTGCTGCTTCAACCTCGCGCGCAGGCATTTCCAGGCGCAGATCAATCCATCGCCCAGCCGGAATATCCATCGGCTCACCGGCCACAATCGCGGCTGTGTCGATGTCAAAGCGGCGCTTGGTGACCTTCACATAGATCGTGCCATCCTTGCCGGTGTTGGCTGAGACAAAGCACAGGCGGTTGCCGTTCACGTCCTGCGGCACTTCGATGTTCCAGCCCTCTTCCGCAAAACCTAACGCGCCGGTAACTTTGTAAACGCCAACTGAAACACGCTCAGCTGATACTCCTTCCGCTTCACCGTTCACAGCCGCGCAACCAGAGAGTGAAAAACCGCCAGAAAGATAGTCGTCTTGCATTGACTCCGGAGAACTCGCCAACCTGGCGATCGGCGATGCTGCTTTCAGGAATCCGTTACCGTCTACGGTAGCGTTGTAATCTGACCAAGTATTTTTAATGGCGTAAGCTTTATATCCTAGAGGCTGCTCAGCCTGCCATTTGTAATCACCCATTGGTACAACATCCAACATGGGGCTTTCACGAATGCTGCTTAGCAGTGTAATATTTGGCACATTGAATGCTGGACCACAAACCCATAGCTCCCAACGTGAAATTGTATTGTTGTAGAGGGTGCCAAACTCAATATCACTTACTGGATTTGGTGTTAATCCCAGAGAGAGGATTTCCAGCCCGCGAGCATGTAAAGACGTTATAGTTGACCCTCTGCCAGTAAAATACACATATTTAATGTCCATTCCTATAACGCCATAATTTCGACCTCCAATAACGGCAAAATGCACTGCGGTGGCTCCGGTTGAAGATATGGGGCATTCTGCAATTTTACAATAACGTCGCGCACCTATTGGACCATTAATTCGTGGAGGAACAATCTGACCATAACCACCATTTTTTATAGCGCTGGCAAGAGTTCCCGCCGCATTGTTTTCGCTAATTTTTGCCGCCGCTGCCGATGCCGCTGATTTATCTGCTGATAACGCTGCATCGGCACGCAGGCGATCGACCGTCTGCACAATTTCCGGTGTAATGTCATCTTCACCAGGGCGGCGCAAGAAGTCATTGAGCGTACCGGGTAGAGAGTCGGTATAAACCTCTATCGTGCCTACTCGCTCCGGTTGTGCGCCATAAACTGACACAATCACCTCGTAGGCACCAGGCTCTACATTAAGCGAATACCGGCCCGTATCATCGGTGACAGATTGCGACTTTGCCAAATTCAACACCGTGGATGATGTTTTCATTGAGCGCATAGTAATAGTTACGCCAGAACGAGAATCACCGTAAGGCCCCTTTAAAACTCCGCTGATTAATACCATTTAATATCTCCCATACTTTTTATTTTTTCAGGTCATCCATTGCAGCTTCCAGTCGCTCTACTTTTTCCATCAACGCAAGAATCGCTTCGTGATGTAGCCCGGCTGAAACGCCTGAACTATCTGGGGCTAGAACGTCTTTTACAATCGTGCCGTCACTCAACTCCATATCGCCGGAAATAAACACTGATTCGGGAAACACTTCTTGTATTTCTTGCGCGATAAAACCAACCCCAGCACTGCCATTGGATTTAAGGTTCCACATATAGCCGCGCAACTTTTTCATTTTCCCAAGAGGGTCTTCTATTAGGCGAACATTGTTTTTAATTCTAATATCTGAATTCTCTACCCATTTCCCGTTCGCGGCATAGGCATTCCCATCAGATGACATTGAAAATGCCACTACGAGCCCGCCTGTTGCATTTGCAATACGGTATCTAAACCCCCCAGCTCCCTGCCCTCGGTTATTAACGAATTCACTGACGCCATTGGAACCATCCCAACCAATAGCAGTGCACGCATCAACGATAATTCCATTAACCCCCTGAGTTTTTACTATCCCGTTTATCAATCCACCAGTTTTCCCATTGATAGTACCCAGGCGATTATCGTTTCCAGCGGCCACAGTGTTTGCGGTAGTACCAACATCACGGGACGCCGAGTTGCCGAGGTCGCTTTTATTGGCCTTTTTATCGACTTCTGTTTTATCCGCCTTCAAATTCAATGCAGCGGTAAAACTATTCCAGGCCGGGCCGGTGTAAGTGCTGCCGTCAGGTAACGTCACTGTAATGTTTCCGGTGCCGCTGAATACCTGTTGCCAGTTGTTTTTATCGAGGTTCAGTCCACGTAGCGCTTTCGCTGTCTCTGCGGCCAGCTGGGCGGTGATGGTGTTCATCGCGTCGCGCGGTACGGCATACCATGCTGCGCCCGCCTGAGTTGGGCCGTCATAGGCTTTAATTAGCGTAGCCTGTGTGGCGCTATCAACGGTTTTCACAGGTAGCGTATAGGTGACGCCGCCGACAACGCTCACGATGAAATCACCGGCTTTCAGCTCGGTATTGAATGCCGTCCCCGTCCCTTTCACTACGGCGGAGTTGTTCGTTAGGGTAAGAGTGCCTGCGGGCATGATGCTCTCCTAAATCGTTGCATAAAAAAACCGGCTCAGTGGCCGGTTGTTAGAAGTAATGGGCTGCGTTTATAACCATGAGCGGCATCTGTGACGAGTACCATCGGTTTGAGGTATTCCACTGGGTCTGTATTTTTCTCCCTGATTCAGAACGCCAGAATTGGACGGCGCTGCCGTTAAACCGATAGCCGCAGCTGTAGTAGTTATAAACCCCGCCGCTACCTTGAGAATCGCCACGCATAAATGCATTAACGGCCAGGGGGATCATTGGCTTGGCTATCCCCGTATCGACCAAATCCTCTGGGTTCCTGCCGACATTAACCGAGCGACCATCCCAGACTAACGGCTCTGTATCGCTGGTGAATGTGTTATTACCGGCAGCGTTCTTAATCACCATTCCGTAACCGCGTGGCGTCGGGGGGTAATAACCGCTGTTCATAATGACCACTTTCACATTGGCTGTGGTTAACACTGCTTCACCCGAACCATTATCACGCGATACCGTTAATTCGTTATATTGCACAGCATGGTAAATAGAAACGCCGGGGTCATCGCACCGTACAAAGACAACCTTGGTGTTATCGTTTTGAACGACTGGCAATGTCCATTTGCCGTTAATTGTCACTTCCCCTTTCCAGGCAACAAAACCCAGCCTGGACGAACTGTTAATGCTCATCCAGTCCACCGAGTTTTGAATCATTATTCCATACGTGCCGGAAACTGATTGCGGCGGTTGAACCTGGTATATGCTGAACTCGGTAAAGAAGGCCTGCTGATTTGCATTGGTAAAATCAACAATTATCCTACTTCCATCGGTTCGCCATCCAGTAACCCCGCCGTAAGACGGGGGGGTTGTCTGACTGCCGAATATATACCCGGTCTGACCAACCAGAAATACCGGGTTCCCAGCGACGTAATCAGGCGGAGTATAAATCTTTTGTTTATTGCCATCCGCCCAGGGTTCTTTATCGTTGGCTAATAGTGAAATGCTATTAACCGCCGCCAGCTCTTTGCCATTCATCCACAGGCCATACGCCACGCTACAACCTCCCCATTCTCACCCGCAGATTACCGCCAGCGTCATAAACGTTAATCTGGTCGCCGCGTATCTCCATGCGCCCGTTACCGTCGCCGCCGTTAATCTGGATTTGTCCAGCCCCTGCGCCGCTTTTATCCATCCGCCAGCCGCTGGTTGCGCTGAAATTATCGGACTGAATAAAGCCGCTGATTTTGGCATTGGTGATTGCCGCATCCGCAATTTTCGCCGACGTGATAGAAGCGTTCTGAATGAAAGCATCGCTGATAAACACCTGGCCGTTGACTACAGCGAACGGCGAGTATTGCGTGTCGCCGCTGCCGCTCATCAACACGAACTGATTGGCGTTGAACCCGATACGGGTGATGACGGGTTTGCCGGTTTCCGCCAGCACGGCGATCGACATGCCCGCGTTGTAGAACACGCCGTTAACCCTCACACCGGCTTTCAGCGTGTGGATTGCCGTTGCGCCGTCGGCATCGACGGTTGCCGTCAGCTTGTCCTCCAGTACCGCTGTAACGTCATCAATCTGCGCCTGCACCTGCGTAGACAGTTCGGCCAGTGCGTGATCGACTTCCGCTATGGTGGTTTTCACCACCAGAATATCAGCCCGGACCGTGCCGTACTGCGCCCACTGGTGCTCAACCGTCGCGTTGTTGGCCAACGCATTCTGGATGATGGCCTCAATGTTTGTGTCAATGTCGCCAGTGAGGCGGTCGCCGTCTTTGTCGGTCAGAAACCCATCGCCGATACTCTCCAGGTAGTCACCGGCATTTGCGTTGGATTGCCCCTTAATCCAGCCTGTCCAGTCGCCCTGATTGCCGGTACGGTCTTGCAACCGCGCGCGGAACCAGAATTCCTGCCCCGCCTTCAACCCGGTCATGGTGTGCGTGTGCAACGGGTACGGGATATCGGCCAGCAACATCGCGTTATTCCCGGCGGCGTTATCTGCATACTGAATTTCGGTTTTCAGCGTGTCCTCGGCCCCGTCTGGGAATCCCCAATCGAGCTGGATACCCCAAAGTAACGGAGAAGCCTTGAAGCCGACCGGCACCGGCGGCTTGCCTTCTTTCCCTTTCAGGTAGGTTTCCATCGACGTCGCCCAGATAGACGATACGTCACTGGCGTTGATGGCCCGCACGCGAACTAGGTAGCGCCCAGCGTAAATTCCTGGCACCTCGAATCCCAACGCAGACGTGCGCGGCATCGATACCCAGTTACCATTATCTTTCCGCCATTCAGCCTCATACGCTATCGCGTTATCCACTGCCCCCCAGGCGGCGCGCAGGGTGGTAATCGCGATGCCCTGGCTCACCGAGGAGTAGCTGTCGATGGTGATGTTTTTCGGCGGGGCTTGCACGCCAGGAGGAATAATCGATATCGGGCGATCGTCGATGCGCGCGCCGGTATCGATGCGGGCGTACTTGTTCGGGTCATGCTCGGTAGCATTAATCGTAAAGGTGTTATCACCATTATCGGCAATACCCACCACACGGTAGAGCTGAACAGCCAGATCATCAGCATCGATAGACCAGGCAGACTCCGACACGGGTATCTCGCTATAGGCAGTGGTAACGGTCACCACGCGATCATTCACCGCCTGCACGGTGCGAGCCTGTGCTTTGCCTGAAGGCAGGTTAATGATCAGGCGATCGCCGACTTTAGCGCCTGGCTTTCTGTCCAGCTTCAACTTGCGACCGTCCACCGCACTGATACGGCCACCGATCACCCGACCGGCAACCATCTGATCGGCCACGCCGACGATATGCCCAGGCATGGGGATCATGCCATCGAGGCCAACAGAGAAAGTAACCGTGCGGTCTTTGCTGTTGGTCAGCAATGCCCAGCGGCCCCGGCGGTTTGCCTCGCTCTGGCGGGTACAACCGATCGCTGTCAGCTCGGTTTGGTTCACGTCGTACCGGCGCACCAGGTCACTATCAAATACGGCCTCTATCGCATCGGCGTAGTGGTTCGCCGGATCAGACCAACTGACCATCGCGGTGCTGTAGCGGGTGCGCTCGCTGGCCGACGAATAGGTAAACTTGCCGTCGATAACGTTGGCACGGGTATAGGTGAAGTCCATATCGCGCGGCATATCCGCCAGGGCGACCATTTGGTTTTGTCCCCAATAGGTCATGCCACGGAAGATACCAGCCAGATCGCTCAGCACCGTCCAGGCATCCTCACGGGATTGAATGTAAACGTTGCAGGTAAAGCGTGGCTCCATGCCATCACCGCCGCGACCATCTGGCACCGGCTGATCGCAATACTGCGCGATGCGGTACAGTTCAGACTCGGATACCTGGGTTGAGTCAATGCGATCGCCCAGGCCAAAGCGGTCGGCTAAAATAATGTCGTAGAACACCCAGGCCGGATTATCACTGTAAGCCCACTTAAAGCCCCCCGTCCAAACGCCGGTATAGCTGCGCGTTTCCGGGTCATAGTTGTCAGGCACGCGGATAACTCGCCCACGCGGCGCGCAACTGATTTTCGGGATGTTCGGAAACTGTTTGGAATCGAACTCAACATACAGCAGCGCCGTGTTCGGGTAGCGCAACTTGGCGTCGATGATTTCGGTCAGCGCCTCGATGTTCATACGATCGGCTATCCGGGCGCTGTTGGCGTTAGGCGTCAACCGGCGAACGCGCACCTGCCAGCCCGTAGTGGCTTTCGGTAAGTTGATGCGGTGAGAACGCTCATACAGCGAGGTGGTTTTGTCGTCGATTGCTGCCGTTAACATTTCCTGATAGCTGCCGCCATCGGTGGCCACATCAATGGCGTATTCGATGCGGTAACCGTTAACGTAGCCGTTGTCCTCTTGCTTTTGCAGCATAGGCCAGCCGAAGCGCAGACGCACAGCGGAAAGTTGCAGGTTAGATACTGACCGCACCCACGGCGTGCCGCTTTTCAGTTCTGTGCCGACGGTGATCTCGTTTTCGACAGCAGGAATACCCTGAATATAATCCTGTGCCTGCGTACCTGGGCGAAACTCCCAGCGGAAGCCGGGGAAATTTTCAGAGCCATCGGCATTAAGTGCGGGGGTGCCGTCAGCAAAAATGTTTGTGCCATCCAGCCCACCGGCAAACTCGCCTTCGCCCAGCGCAAATAACATCTTCGCTCTGGCGATCGATTGAATGCTGTCCGGCGATTCTACTGGCGTGTGGCCACCGCCGCCGCCACCTTTGCGGCCTTTTATCGTTACATTGTCCATATTGCACCAATGAAAAAAGCCGCGATAAGCGGCGTAGTGAATACACTGATCAAATATCAGGGTTTACGGATAAAATTAAGACACTATCTTGTAATGGCTCAGCCCACCCATGTAGAGGCATGGGTGTTTAAATCAGAGGATGGCTGATTAACTTCAGAGGAAAGATATGAAAGAATATAATTTCGAATCAATTAATACCGATGTACCATCAAATTCTGAGGACACAGCATTTGCTTTGGTTTCTGCATTTGTAGCCCTTGCATCAACCGTAGTTGGTGATTCAGAGGAAAAGAAAGAAGAGTTATTCAGCAAGCTAGATAAGTCGATTGAAAATAACCAAGGGGCAACAAGCTACGTTGAGCTTGCAAGAATTGCCAAGGCTACGAAAGCAATCCTAACCGCAAAACAGTAACTCCTTTTTTATCTACCCAATGTAGAATTTTATGTTCTGCCAGCGGTTTAGACTCCGCTGGCTTTTCCTTTCCATTTTCTCCAATATGATTTTTTCTCATATATCCTCCTGCCTCTCAGTTTACTGTTGATCTTCAGTGTAAATACCAGCAGAGATAATAGCTCCGCCTATCTCGCGTGTGCCGTATAGCACACCAACAGGATTACCCTGCGCCGTTGTGTTGACCGGCCCGCCAAAGGCATAACTCGGTTTGTTGTCCTGGTCTTGGCGCATGCGCAGTCCGCCAGCTTGAGGGGATAGCATTTGCACAATGCCGCCAAGAGCCATTGATGCACCAACAGCGCCCACGCCTTGTGCAACCGCAGCTGACATCCCTAAAAATGCCGGGTTCCACATAGACAAAGCCACTAATGCAACGCCTAATACAGTCTGGAACAATCCAGCTCGTTTACTGCCAATAATCATTGGTACCAAGTGAATATCTTCAGTTCCTTTTGTTAGCTCCATATCGTCGTAACCAACATTGCGGTTACCCACAAAGATTGCAAAAGTCAGTCCACGTTTATGAGCCTCCAACATATAACGCTCAAAGCCTGGAATGAGATTTTTCATAGCATCAATAGCTTTCGGAACATTGTGTGCTCGATATTCAAACTTTGGCCCAAACTCATCGACCATTGGGCCATGAAAACGTACGGTTCGAAGAGGAACCTCAATGAATGCCATTTTTAATACCTTAATAAAAAACCTGCCGAAGCAGGTTATTTGCACTGAGTAATAGCTTGTTCGTAGAAGTCAATATCTTTACTTTTATACAATTTATAGCTACTACCGCCACCATTATTTAAAACATCAAGAATAAAAACAGGCCCACGCCACGGATCATTAAATTGCAGAGAATGCCCGTCAGGTAAAGGCTGTGTCACCATAGGTTGTAGATAGGAATGCTTATTCCATTCATTAATAACACAATAGACAAACGTACTCTCTGATTTATCAGAATAACCAGACATAGCAGGGGTTGTATCTTTTAAGCTACCAACTGTATTACAACCTGAAATAAGAAATGCCGTGATTAACAAAGCCTTTTTCATAACCCTTTTCCTTAAGTTGAAAAGTGGAATGATAGCATCACATCAGCTCTTTGTGGCGCAGCACCTTCACAGTTCGCTCTTTCCAATAACCACCGTAAGGCACCCGCTGGCTGAGCATGCCGTACATGTGGTGCAGCAACATACCATCTTCAAGCAGAATACCGGCATGGTTCGCCACCGGTGCGGAAACCTGCATAATCACCATGTCACCCGGCATCGGTGGGCCGTCGAACTCCCGAAAACCGCAGTCGTGCCAGTTGTCCATGTAGAGATTTTCGCCCCGCTCCCACCACGGATAATCAACGCGGTAATCCTGGAGCGCTATGCCGTGCTCCTGCCGGAAATAGCTCATAATCAGCCCCCAGCAGTCGGTATGCCCCAGCACGAACTGGCGACCTATCAGCGGCAATTCCCCGCGCGGCATGATCGTTCTCAAGTCACCCTCCGGCCAGCTTGCAATCGCCCAGGGCAACTCCATCGCGTCGCACTGGGCTTTGTCCAGCTCGCTCGGCTGCGTGGTGGCATCCGGGTGACTGTGCACAATCATTGTGATCGTCCCCCACTCGGCAACGGTCACATAATCCTCTGGTGACAGGTGAAACTGCTCGGTGGGATTGTCCGCCAGATTACGGCAGGGAAAGTAACGCTCAACGCGGGATTTCTGCGCCACGATGCCGCAGCACTCGCGCGGATACTCTGCCTCGGCGTGCGCCATAATGGCCGCTATGGTTTTCTCTTTCATAACGGCACCTACTGCTTAATCAGCGCTGCGCCGGGGAAGCCGCCGAACGGTAAAGGCTCGGTCTCACCAAAACGTTTTTGGCAATCGCTCAACAGTCCACCGCAGCGATCTTTACTTGGGTCATCCACCGGATTGCCCTTGTCGTCAAAGTATCGCGTGCCTGCGTAATCGCAGCCCTTACCGGTGCGATACCATCCACGCGAACACCAGGTGCACAGGCTGTGGATTTGGCGGGTCGGGATGCGCAATCCCCTCAGGTCTGCCGGGCTGGAGAGTTCGAACTCCACCGCTTCATCGCTTTCCGTCGCTTTGCGATCGATGTAGAACACCTGTAGCTTTTCCTGCACCGGATCAGCCGTTGGGTTCCCTTCTGGAAAATTTCGGGCATCAAGGTAATGCACCAGCGTATCGTGGATCAGCACCTTCGCCTGCGCCATATCTTCAAACTGAAGGCAAAGCGCAGTGATCAGGCCGTTGATATTGGCGACCATCAATTTTGGCTCCGTGCTTTGGCTGTCGGAGGATATCTCCAGCCCTTCAACGGAAAACGGCCACGGCCCGTACTCCTTGCCCTGCCACCAGATCGATTTTGCGGGTAGTTTCGTTTCGTCCCCACCAGCAGCGGCAAGTTCCTCCGGCGTATAGGGGAGAGTGTCGCTGTGAAAACGCAGAATATCAGCACCGAACTTCGTACCGTCCACTTCTACAAGGCGAACGCGGTTGCCCGGCTCCAACTTCTGCAGGTCTGTATTCAGCATGATTAATCTCGGTTAAACGTGGAAGGCCTCGGTAAACGTGGCCGTCAGTGAATAGTTATCGCCACCCATTGCGACAGGCTTATAGCCTTCGCAGCGGTAGAGGCCGGGAACGTTGGTCGGTGGTGTCCATTGGAATGACTTCACCCCTTGATGATCTTCAAGAAAGGCAATAATCGGCGTGATGTAGTTGTACTTGCCGATAAAGGTCAAATCCCATGAGCGAATGATCGGATTAATGCCATCACCGGAAACCTGCATATAACCATCGCCGAACTGCGCTTTCCTGATACGAAATCGGGTATCACCGGCGGCATTGACGCGCGCCGGATAGTTGAATGTCTGAATGGCCATTACATCCCCTTGATTGCTTTCCAGATAGGCTGGCCAGGCTTCAGGTTCCGGTTGATGACCTTCTGGCTTTCCTGCGCGGCGATGTTGCCCATCTGCTTGCCGAACTCTTCCCAGCCCTGATCGGCCTGAGTATTCACATTGCCGCCGCCTTCAATGGTGATATAGACGTTCGGCGCAGCAGCAGCCTGCTGTGACATACCAATAGCCCGCACACCCAGCGAACCGTCCGCCCCACGTTTGAGTGGCATGATCGCCTCCGGGCCAGCCTCGCCCATCAGGCCAGCGCCCTTAGCGAATGCAAACATGGTGGGATTGCTGACGATCTGGCCGCTGTACGCGCTCAGTGACGGCGACGAATAAACGCCGCCTTTTGCGTTGGCGAACATCGGTACTTGCCCTGGGTCATTGCCGGAGGATGCGAAGAAGTTCATTCCGGCTTTCAGT